GGCCGGATATTGCTCATGCTCACGGCGGGGCGGGTATTTTAATTAACGCTGCCGCTTTTCAAGTGCTTAAAGCATCACCCGTTGCACGGCCTATTCACCCAGCCCATTCAGATGTTTCCCTTGCTATGTGGGTCCGGGATCAAAACGCTATCGAAGCGCCTGTTGATTGGGCCTTTATTCATGATATGCACGGCCCAGACCGTCCTTTTGAATCTATTGATTTTCACGCCGCCATCAGCGTTCACGTAAAGGATCGCGCCTCATTTGCCGCGCTCTACGAGCGGGCGGGGCTGGCATAGGGTCAGACCGTGGCGTAAAGCCGTGCGACTGGACAGCGTGACGCACTGCCAGCCCCGCTCCTGCATCCACTGCACAAAGGCAGCCTCGTCGGGTTGGTGCCACTTGCCGCCATCTGAATCGGTTATTCCGCCAAAGGCTCGGTGCGCTTCCTGCATAGCTTGCGCGGGCCATTTGGCGGTGTCGTGAACAATGACGCACCCCCCCGGCAACAAAGCGGCCTGTGCAATATTGAGCGTGGCGATGTTTGTCGCCAAGTGATGCGATGCGTCGATGAAAATAATGTCGTAACTGCGAGGCGGCTGGAATCCGACTTGATCTGTACCAAAAAACGTAACGCGATCATCGTTGTTGCCTGCTACGCTCGCCATGCCGCTGCAAAGGCAAAGATCGACGCAATGCACAATTTCGGCACCGCCATCAACCCACGCTTGCGCGCTGTGCCCATCGGCGCTGCCGTATTCCAAAACCGAAGGCTGGTTGTAATATTTGGCAACAGCAACAAGCACCTCGCGGTCTGCAGCGCCGATTGGCCCAAGGGCATAGTCATCGTAAGTCATTTTTGCAGAGTGGTCTTGTCACTGCTGAAATTGTAGCGGTGCAGGATTTGCGGAATATGCGCTTCCGTCTCGGCTTCGGCCCACAGGTGGCGCAGCCATAGCACATCCTCGTTGCGCCTCACTTGCGGCACGGCGTAGGCACAAGCCAACTCCCGGCGCCAGACGCACCAGAACCACGGCGGGCGCTTGGTTACTGCTCCGGGGCGGAATGGCTCCACCTCATGACCGAGGCGGCAGTTGATGCGTCCCGTCTCGCCATCGACGCTGGCCCACTGGTCGAAGGTAATAACGTCCTTGTCGTGCGGGATGTTAGCGAGGACGAGTTCAAAGTAGCCTTCGCAAAGCGCATCATCGTCATCGAGGAAGGTGATGTATTTCCCCCCTGCTGCGCGTAGGAGCTTATTGCGGGCCTCTCCGATGCCGCACAGGAGGTTTTCCCGCATCATTAGGATCTCGACGTTGCGACCTTTTACGCGAGCCTCCAACGACCGGAATAAGGCATTAGCTTCCTGCTCCCGCTCGGTGATGGTCGGGATAAGGACGGACAGTTCGGGTGTCGGTGCGCGTTTCATCGTAGGAAAATCACGTTTTCGGCGTTCATCGCGGCGACCCGGAAGGAGGTGGGCATGGCAATCTTTTCCGCTCCGTCATGCTCCAGCACTACGGCCTTGACGCCAAAGCGATCAAAGTCGAAGGCGCTTGCCAGTTGCACGCTGGTTCCCTCGGTGTCGATGCTTACAAGGTCGATCTGCGGCGGCAGCATCCACATCAGTTCGGTCATGCTGATCGTCGCGGCGGTCATGGCAATATGCTTGCCGCTCACGCGCCCCGCCCATTTGTCGCGGTGCCATGCCTCGGTCGTGCTAATCGCCCCGTCATTCTCCGCATCTTTGGGCATAAGCCATACTGATGCGGGTGGCTGCGCGTTAATCGTCACGGCCCCGGCGACAATGCGGACGCGCGGGATGTCCTTGTAGGCTTCGACCAGATCGACCAGCGCGTAAGGCGACATTTCGACCATGACGCCAGACCAGCCGCGCTCAATCAGCGCGCGAGTGTTGGACAGGCGGGTCGGATGGAACGCGCCGATTTCTAAAAAAGTGCCGTCTGACTTGTCGCCAAAGTAGTCAAGCAAGACCGCTTCTTCGCTGTTTTGCGAATAGCTCATGGGTGGCGGGCTTGAAAGATTGCCTTCGCCCTTTCGTATTCGGCAGGGTCGTTGCCGCGCTCGTAGGTCGCGTCCATCTTCACCTTGTCGTTAAAGAACGGATGATGGTGGCGGATGACGATTTGCGGGGCTTCGATGATTGCCCCGGCCTTGGTCGCGGTTGCGGTTAGATCGTTGTCGGAATAGACGTTGCGATATTCCCCGTGGAACAGTCCGTGCTTGTGATGCCATTCGCGCGTAACGATGGCGCAAGTGATTAGCCCGTCCGTGCGATTGCCGTCCGAAACGCGCAGCACCTTGGGCGCGAAGATGTCCCTGCCTAACGCCTCCACAATGAGACGATCCCAACCGACCGGAGGCTCAAAGTCATCGGCAATCTGGATCAGCACATCGCCAGAAGCGGAATCGGCGGCGGCGTTCCATGCGCCGACCGAGTAACCCCTGTCGGAGATTACAGCCCGGAACCGCGCCAGCTTTTCGTCCGTCTCTTTATCGTCCTCGTCTATGGCGAAGATATGCTCCACGGCCATCGGGTTTGTGGCGCGGGAAACCCACAGATTCATTGTCTGTATTGCTTGCGACCAGCGGCCACGGGTGGCGTGCAATAGGGAAATGCGGGGCTTGCCGCCGTCTTCCAGCATCTTCTCTTCGATCTCCGCAGCCTTGTCCTCGTCGCTATTGGCGCGGTGCGCCCATGCCATTGTGGCAAAACCCTTCCAGCCGTAAATTTCCGGGCGGTGCGTCCATTCGTAAATCTTCGGCTCCTTGATGGTTAGACAATGCTCGGCAGTCTTGACCGCTTCGGCAGTCTGCCCCGCGTCCATTTGCAAGAGGGCGAGCAAGTGATATGCCTCGCGCCGGGAGCCGCAGAGCTTGATCGCGCGTTGCAGCAAATCCTGCCCGTGTTCGTTTTTCTCGGCCATCATGGCGAGGTTCAGCAAGACTTCGTAGCGATAGACGCCATCGAGGTTGTCGAGGCGCAGGGCTTGCAGTCCGTATTTGACCGCCTCTTCGCGCTTGCCGAGCAGGAAGAACTCGTAGTGCAGATAAAAGGCGATGTGCTGCGTTTCTTGGTAACGCCAGAGCAGGATGTTAAGGTTGCGTTCCTGTGATCCGGTCTTGGCGTCGAGCGGTTGGTGAACAATGCGGATATCCTTACGGACGCGCACTTGCAGGGTGTCTTTGTCTTTGTCCTCCGTGACCGGGATGCACTTTTCGTGAACCCCGTTGAACCATGCCGCCGTGCCTCGGCGGAACAGGCGCTCGCGGAGGACGGACTTGCAATGCTGCGGCAACTCATACTCGGCCAGAATCCAATCCTCTTTGGTATCGGTGCAGGCTTGCTTGATCGTCTCGCCCATCCCTTCGGGCAGGGTATCGTCGCAATCCATCCACATGAACCACTCGGCGGGCGTTACTGCGGCCAACCGGAAGGCTTCATTACGGGCGGCGGCGAAATCGTCCACGAAAGGCCACGATGCGGTGGCGGGGCTGTTGTGGTATTCCCCGACAATGCAACCGCGCTCACGGGCAATCTGAAGCGATTTGTCGGGCGTCTGGCCCCCGATAGCGCGAACGACAATAACCGTGTCGCTGACGGTGAAGGCGCTATCCAGCGCCCGTCCTATGATCCCCTCCTCGTTGCCGCATATAAGGCACACGGCGACCTTCGACTGAATTTGCATCTGCCCCGTGGCAGACTGTCAATCAAACGAAAAACCCCGCCCTTTCGGGCGGGGTCTTAGTGAACACACAGAACAGTCGTTTAGGCGTAGCTGGTGTCGATGCCGATGGCGCAGGAAGTGTCGATCAGCTTCTCAGCCGTGTTATGGCGAGCGCGGATGACGTTGCTGCGGCGGGCTTCGTCGCGGTAAGTTTCCGTGACCAGCGGGGTCGGACTGTCTTCGCTCCAGAGGAGGGTGCGGCCCAATCCGCCAGCGGTGAACTCACCAGCGCCGAGCTTGGCGACGACAACCTTGGAGTTGCCCCAGATGAAGGAACCAGAATAGCTCTGACCTTTCTTCGCGCCGTTACGGGCAGCGCGACCGATGAGGACGCGAGACACGTTGAGGGCGGCGGCAACTTCCTCGGCGGAAGCAGGGCGAACCTGCGCCGAGTTTTTCACCGGGCCGAAAAGGTTGTTGAGCAACTTGGTCGTGCGGCGGATGCGGTTGAACACCGGGAGAGAAAGGATCACCGTGTCGGCAATCACGTTCTTCTTGGCGAGTTCCGTCATCGCATCGTCAACGTCTTTGGCAATATCGAGGGTGTCGATGCTGCCAGCGGTGTAAGCGGCATTGGCGCTGATCGCGCTGATGCTGGAACCGAAAACGAGGTCGGCAACGCGCTGCTCATGCGAGATGAGCAAGCTGTTGTTGAGAAACGCTGCGCTGGAAACTTCAACGTCGAAGTAGCGGCCAAGGTCAGCGGCAGTCTCGTCGGGCAGAAGCTCTTCGAGTTCGTAGCTGGTCGTGGCGTAGGTGTCGCTGGTGAAGCGGCGGGTGACGCGCGAGCGAGCCGCACCGGGATCGGTCTTGAGCGCATCGACGTTGTAGGCTTCGCCGCCGCCGAGTTCGATCTTGAGGTATTCACCGGAGCGAGCAGCAACCGAATAGACCGGAAGCACATCAAGGCCGATGAACGGGAGGGAGGCGGAATTAGACTGCGCCTCAAAAACCGCTTGCGAGATTTCCGCGCGGGGCAGAGCGTTGGAGTTAGTGTAAGCCATAGTGGTAGGTCGTTAGTTGTTAGAAACTCTTGACGGGAACCGCGACCTCGATGATGTCGTTGGTCGTGCCAGCATTGATGGCAAAGCCGACAGTCACGCCGCCAGCCGAGGCCACGGTGCCAGCGGCAACCGCATGAACCGCCGAGCCAGCCGCAACGCCAGCGCCCGAAACGGTCGCCAGATAGGTCGGGTTAAAAAGTTTTACGCCCACCACTTGAGCCGCCGAAGCGTCATCTTGGGTGAACCCGATAGCCGCACCGTTGGTGGCGGCGACAACTTCGTTTTCGGTCGTGTGAAGACGAACGAGGCGGAAGGCGCTGATCGCCGCGTTGGCGACGAAGGAGCGGTTAGTTGAATCAACTTGGGATGCCATAGGAGTTAGTTAGTTAGAGAGTGCGGATGCCGCTGTTACGGGCAGCGAGGAAAAGTTCAGGGTAGCGGGCGATGACAGCCTTCGTGGCGGCGGAACCGGAAAGACCTTCGGCCTTCACGACTTCAAGGGCTTCGGAGAAGTTGGTCGGCTCTTTGACCTCTTCGGTCTTGGCCTCGACGGGAACCGCAACGGCCACGGGCTTTGCGCCGAAATTGGTGACGAGCGATTTGATCTCCGCGAGTTCGGCGGCGAGCTTGGCGCTCATGTCTTCGGACTCCTCTTTCTCCTCTTCGGATTCGGGAGTTTCGATGGTGACTTCGGCCATCTTCTCCTCGTCCTTTTTATAGGCGAGAGCTTCAAACTTGGTGTTGGCTTCCGTGACAAAAGCCTCAAACGCGCTCAACTTCTCATTGATCGGCGCGAGGGCGGCGGCGAGGGCTTCGGCAAATTGCTTTTCGTCCATAGCCTTTTTCTCGCTGTCAACCTTAACGCTAAACAGCCCCGTGGGATTCGCGGCGGGAGCATCAACCAAATCGGCGCTGTAAATCTCCGTGCACCGGGCAAAGACAATATCGTTGTCGCTCTCTTCGTGTTCGCCCGTGAACGAGATCGAAAGACCAAAGGTGTCGGGCATAAGCTCGGCCATTTCCAAGATGCGAGCCGTGGCATCGTGATTCTTGAGCAGGAACAAATCGGCGCGTAGCTGATCGCCGTCGATGCGGAAGTTCTTCAGTGTTCCAACGATTTCGTTGAATCCGGTGTAGTGATCCGTCTTCACCTTCAACCCACCCGCGTAAGTCTCGGCAGCGGCCTTCACTTCGACCAGCGTCTGCTCGTCAATCATCAAGCCGTGGCCTTTGGCTTCGCCAACCGTAATAACGCTAACGTCAGAAATGGTCGCAGCCTGCGCGTCGATCTGTCCTTGCAGAACAGCGAAGTCGGTCTTGGTCATGCAAGACGCAATCTGTCAAAAGGTGGAGGCGGGGGGCTTTCACCCCCGTGCCAGACTCCGCAGAGTCGGTCGAAGCAATCGCCCCCGTTAAAGTTTAGCCTTCATCGTCATCGACGGCATCCATCTGTGCCGCGCGGGCCGCAGCCCATGACGCGCCCGCATCGCCGCCCCACAAGGCCCACGCGATGCGGCCAGCGGACGGATAACCGTCCTGCCCCGGCTTAAATCCTTCGCCCTGCTTATCGACTTCGTGACGGGCAAAATAGCTGTTCATGCGGCGAACCGTGTCCGGTGAAAGATTGGCGCGGTTCATCAAGTCCCGCGCGCGGGCGACTCCGACTTCCGTTCCTCCGCGTCCGTATTCCTCGCGCCACTCAAGGCCGCGTTTAGCCTCGACCGCAAGGGCAGCGGTTGGCTTGAAGTTAATGTGCGCGTATTTTTTGGGGATCGCAAACTGCGATAGCTCCTGCTCCGGTGCGGACGGCACGGGGGCGGTCACCGGGGCGCGGTTGGGATCGGTAGCGATAGACTCTTTGCCTCCGCTAATCTCGGCAGGGCTTACGTCCATTTCTTCCGCAAGCTCACGGATATATGCCGCCTCTTTAGCGCGCTGTCTCATGCTGGCCTGCCAATCGTGTCCCGCCTCGCCGTAGAGTTCGGCGGCGGTCGCCAGACCCATGCGCCACAATTCGATGTCGGCGCGGGCATCACGCCCCGCGTCGATGCTAACCGATCCCGGCCATTGCCATTGACCGAGTGTGACTTCGGGGCGGTTAGGCAGGAGTCGCTTGGCGGCGGCATCCATCAAGGCGAGGCGAACCACCTTGTTCAAGAACTGCGCCTCCAACTGATAGCGCCAGAAATCAAACGTGCGCTCGGCTTGGCGAAGGTCTTTGCGCGCTTCCGGGCCTGCGCTGGTGCGGTCGAGGATAACGCGAGCGGAGGCACCAAGGGCGCGGCACATCCGGTTCTCCAAGTATTGCACGAAGTTGGCGAAAGCGGCGGCAGGGCGGTCGCCGCTCTTGAACATCTCCATCGACTCGCCCGTGTTCAGATAGTTAATGCGCCCCGGCTCCAGCGCCGTCAGCTTGATCTCGTTTCCGAATTGGTCTTTCTCCCCGCGCAGCACGGAAGCAAGTTCCTCGTCCGCGCCATACTCGGTCTTGACCACGCCCGCCTGTGAGGAGGCCCACCGCGCAGCGAGCTTTTCGTATTCGATCAAGTCGGCTACGTCCTGCGCGTCATCCAACATCGGCGCGAGAACCGAGCGGCCCCGGTATTCGTCGGGGCGGGTGAAGTTGGCGATGTGGCAGAAGTTCTCCGCGTCGATTTCCTCAAAGTTCAGATAACGCCCTGAGCGGTCGCGCTCATACACTCGGTATTTCAGCGGACGCCCGCGCGGGTCGATCAAGATGCCGCCAATGTAAGCGGTGTCGTTCAAGTCGAGGTCAATGTCGCGTCCGATTCGGTCAGCGGTTACGGTCTGAAGTTTGAGGTCATCCCCGTCGCGGACAAGGATCACGCCGCAATCGCCATCGACCAGCACGGCGCGAAAGACCAGTTGCGTAAGGCAAAGGAGCGAATGGCGTCCGGTCAAGTCGCAGTTGGCGAACCACTGATTTAGATACGCCTCAACGTCTTGGTCGAGAGCCGTGTCGCCTGTGCGAGCTTGGTAGGAAAGCGTCCCTGCCGTGTGAATGACGAAGTGGGTCAAGATCGCCCTTACCGTTGAGAAATTATCGTCCAAGTCACGGGCGCGGTTCATTAACCGGATGCGCTCAGTCGTTCCCCCGATCTGCTCGGCAGGCATATTCTGACGGGCCTGCGGACGCGCGCGGGTAATCTTGGCCGCGTCGAAGCGCGAGAAAGCGGTTAGCTTCTGCCGCGCAACCTCCCGGCGCAGGGCCGCGCGGGGGCTAAACAGGGCGATGGTCTGGTCAACAAGGTTCATTATGAGCGGACGCCCGCGAAGGAGGCGTAGGTCGTGCGGCGGCGACTACCGGAGGCGCGGTCGATAGCGGCAGTGATGTCGCCAAGCGTGTTCCGCATCTCGGTCAGATTAGCGCGGGACAGGCTGCGCCCGCCGATGGAATAGCTGACGCCGTTGGTGGCAATCGCCTTGATCGCGGCGACATACTCATCGCGCAACTCGGTAAGAGTCGCAACGGGTAAGCCGTAAAAGTCGGAACGCGCCATGCTTTTGCCAAACTGTCAAAGGCCAAGCAGTCGCAAGACCACTTTCGCCGTGGCCTCGACCGACCACACAAAGCCCAAGGCAGCGAAGCAAAACAGGAAGATCGGGATCATCATGCTCCCGCGCGGTTGGTCGTTCATTTGCTGGCCTCCTTGGCGTAATCGCGCATCTGTTTGATAAATTCCACGGCAGCTTCTTGCACAATGCTGTTGAGCCAGCTATCGCAGGCATCCGCGACTTCTTCCCAAGCCTCCTTTAGCTTGTGTCGAGCTTGATTGCGCTGCAACTCCATGTTCCGCGCAAAATGAGCAAACACCACTTCGGGGGTGGTTGGATGCTCTCGAAAGATCGCGCCATCTGTTTCGGGCGTGTCGTTCACAAGCCAAACTCCGTCTTGAGTTGCATCGCCAGTTTCGCCAAGCGGTCGAACTCGTAGAGGAAGTCGCGGGCCGCGTCCCGTTGCCACTCGGACGGGTGATGGTATTGCGTCTTGAACGAGAGCGTGAAGGGCGGGCGATCTTTCTCCCCCTCCCCGCCTTCGGCCTTCGGCTCCGGTTCGGGCAGGATGCCCGTGGCGCGATAAGCGTCCGTCATCGTTTTAATGTCGGGGTTGCCGAGCAAATCCCTCACGTGTGAGGCTTTTGCCAGCTTCATCCACCGCTGGCACGTTTGCAGGGACACATCGACGCCGCAGCCTTCCATCCAGTTTTCAAATTCCCCGTGCGGCACGATGTCCTTGGCCTTGTTCATAATCTCGCCCGCCTTGATTGCGTAGCGGATCGCCATCTGTCCGTAACCGACCGCCGAAGCGGCCATCTTGTTTGCTTCCCCTGCCGCGAGCTTTAGTTGCTCGGCGCAGGCATCGGCGGTTTCAAGTTGCTGGACATCGAAGCCCAGAACTTCGTGAACGAGTTGTTGTTCGGTTGTTTGCATAATTTTTCTTTTCGTATTTGGTGAACCCGCAGGGCGCGGGTGCGATATGATTCGCGGGCGGTGTCACTTTTCATGTGCCGCGCGGTCGGGAGGTCGAGATCGTCCTTGATGCTGACGATGACCTTGGAGACGGCGGCACGGGTGACGCCGTATTTCTTGGCAATCTCGGTCTGCGACTCGGGCTTGCGGTTGATGACGGCAAGATAACATTCCGCTTTCATCGCGGTCTGCCGTGTCTGCGAGTTGGTCAACGCTTGCAGGAGGCGAATTGCCGCCTCATCCCCGAAGGTGCGCGAGGCTTGGCCCCCGCCTTCCTGCTGCTCGTAGTCCTTCCAAAATTCCTTGAAGACTTCCAGCGACCACCAATCCAGCAGGGTGCGGAAGGACGCAAGCTGCGCGGGAGCGGCTACGCGACAGCGAGCGTCGAGGAATAAATCTTCCGCAGTATCGTGCGGCAGTTCGGGGCCGCAAGACGCTTCGTTATAGTCAGCGGGGTCAGCGTGTTTTGAATCGTGGGTTATCACGACTCCGGGCGGCACGTAGGCTCATGGCGCGGAGATTACCACAAGTCAAGAATCCGTCAAATGGCCCCCTTGCGCTGCAACGCCTTGAGGCGGCGAACCTCCCCGGACTTCTTCCCCGCCTCGGAGTAATGCGCCTTGCTGCGGGCCTTGGCCTTGCCCGTGCCTGCCGCCCCGCCTTTGCGCCCAAGGGCGGCGGCGGCTTTGCTGATGTCGGTTTGTTTGCTCATACGGCGTAAGGGCTGGCGGTCACGATATACTCGTCCGGGTCGAACTCGGCAAACACAAGGTTCGTCGGTTCCATGCGGTCAGCAAGGGCAACGGCCTCGGCTTCCGCCTTGGTCGCCTTGACTGTGCGAGTCGGGAAGATGCCGCGCATCCGCTCGACCTTGCGAGTGCCGCGCTCGCGCTCAAGCTCGGCTTGCCATAGCTCCCACGCATCCTCCAGCTTGCCGCGAATGATGCGCTGAAACGCCTCGTCGCCCTGCATCGTGTCGCGGCAAACTTGCTGCCACTCCTTATCGGAGCAGGCGAAGGGCGCTTCGTAGTCGCAGCGGGGCGACCATGTGATAGCAACCCCGGTTCGGTCTTCAAAATACCGGACGAAATCCTCGTCCTGCAAATCGAAGGTGAACTCGCGCACGGCGAGCAGGGCTTCGTGATCTTGGCAAATGGCATTCGGGCCGCTGCGGCGAAAGCCTGTTTGTTGCGTGAAGGTCATAACGTTAGAAGCTGGAGACGATGATGCCCCCGTCGAACTCAATGAGTTGGCCGCGATCCGTGATGTAGCCGCGAATCTCGCGGTCAATTTCTTCCTCGTCAGCGTCCTCGCTAATGTCGAGGTGATAGCGCCAGCCGTGGCCTTCCCGGTCTGTGCCAAAGTATTCCTTGGCCCATTCCTGCAAGGATTCGTATTCGGAGAAGTCGCAGCGGATTGCTACGGCGTCGAACTCCATTTCCTCGCCGCTGCCTTCCTCGTATTCGACAAGGGATTCGGCCAAGGCCAAGGCTCCTGCGAATGTCCAGTTGGCGTTTTCGTCGCGGAACAAACGCTCTGCGACTTCGTGTGGTGTAAGTGTCTCTTTCATTTTGTTCTGTGTTCTTTCTTTTTATTTCAGCGGTTGCCGCCGCTGATCGTGGTTCGCCGTCTGGCGTCCCATGCCGCCCCCGCCTTGCGGGGGCGGGAGGGAGGTCAGGGAAGCGTTACTGCGGACGCAACGCCAAGCTTTGTGAAGTGCTCGACCGCGCGGGCCTTGGCTTCGGCGTATGTGCCGGAGACAAAAAACGAATGGTCGATGTAGTCCGCATCGCGGTGCTGGCTCGTCGGGCAGAAAGCCCAGTAGCCGCGACCGCGCGGTTGTTTAGCGTGACTGTTGATGTAGGGGCCGATGTTGATCTGCGTTTTCATTACCCCGATAAGATAAAGCCAAACGCTTGTCTTTGAAAAGAAAAAAACAAGCCTCCACCAAAGATTTTTTTCCTGCCCTTAACCC